GCCTACAAGAAAACTAAAGGCACAAAGAAACAAGTTGGTACACCACTAAAAGACCTACCTGCTATGTCAGAGCCTAGACGTATTGAATTAGAATTAATTGGTATTGAATCTATAGAAGATTTAGCCAAAGCCGAGATAGAGAAATTGCGTGGGATTGGTGAGCCTTATGTTGAATTACAACGTATTGCAGAGTTAACAATGAACGCAAAAAAGCCAAGTCCTAAGAAAGTACATAAACCATTAAATATAGGAATACCAGATGAGCCTATTGACGATATGCCAGAACGTAGCTGACTTTACAGGGTTTGAAAGAGAAACAACTATAATCTCTAACACAAGTCCTACAGCAAGACAGTTATTAGCTTTATGCCAACGTGAGGGCAAACAGTTAATGAGGGCTACTGCATGGCCTATACTATTAAAAGAGCATACGTTTTCAACTGCATCCGGTACACAGTCTTATGCTTTGCCGACTGACTTTGATAGGTTTGTTGGTGATACTGCATTTAACAGGACTGACCTTGATAAGTTCACAGGGCCATTAACACCACAGCAATATCAGCTAGATAGACATGGTTCTGCAAGTGCAGGTATTACACAAAGGTTTAGGTTAAAATCAAGTTCTAATGCGTTAAAGTTTGATATTACTCCAACACCTACGGCAACTGAAACTATTGGTTTTGAGTATGCAAGTAGTCATTGGAATCAGAAAACAGATGGTACATCACAGGCAGCTTTTACTGTTGATACTGATACAGGCATATTAGATGAATTATTGATAGAATTAGGTGTTACCTGGCGATTTAAACAGATGCATGGGCTTGATTACGCAGAGGACTTTAGACAATACCAATTAGAGTTAAGACAGGCTGTGTCACGTTCTGGTGGCTCACCTATTATTAGCCTGGATGATGCAAGACGATTAAGGGTAAGTCCATATAGTTATAACTTGCCTGATAGTGGCTATGGAAGTGTTTAATGCTACAACCTATACAAACGGCTAACAGATATAGAGTTAAATCTGTATCATTACCTGCACCTATTGGTGGTTTAAATTCAAGAGACAGTCTTGATGCTATGCCACAAACAGATGCTATTGTTATGAGTAATTGGTTTCCAACTGTGGAAAAGGTAACAATTAGAGAAGGTTTTTCTAGCTTTTGCACAGGCATAGGATCAGGAAACGTAGAAACCCTTGTGGAACATAATGCAGGGGCTAACAGACAATTATTAGCGATTGGTTCAGATGGTGTTTTATACCAAATCGATACTGGTAGTGCTGTAAGTAGAAAGACAGGTCTATCAAATGGTAGATTTCAGACAACAGAATTTAACGGCTTAACCATTTTTGTAAATGGAACAGATACACCTTTTAGTTGGAATGGCAGTTCAGCATCAAACCTTAGTATTACATTATCTGATAGTGCTAGTGCATCGACACTAAAGGGTGTTACCACATATAAAAACAGACTTTATTATTTCACAGGAGTTGACCAGAACTTTTACTATTCAGCCACAGTCGATACGTTTCAAGGTAATTTCACTAAGTTTCCTGTAGGTTTAGTTGGTACATTTGGTGGTAACTTAATTCAGATCGGTGTTTTGACTGTCGATGGTGGTGAGGGTCAGGATGATCTACTAACATTAATGATGAGTTCCGGTGAGGTGTTGGTTTATTCTGGTACTGATCCAAGTGCATCTAGCTTTGCCTTAGTTGGTACATTTAGAATAGCAGAACCAGTAAATGAAATAAGGGCTATGGCTAAATTAGGTGGTGATTTGATCGTTGCCACAAGAGAAGGTTATTTACCATTATCACAGGTCTTTAGACAAGATTTAGTAGGTAATAAAGCAGCAGCTATAAGTGAAAAGATAAGAGGAACAGTTATAAGACAAGTTGCCTTAACTGGTTCAACTACTGGTTGGCAAATACACGTTTCGGCTGATGGGTCAAAACTATATGTTAATTATCCAACAGGTGATGGCACAGATACATTTAACCAACACGTTTTTAATCCTATAACTAGGGCTTGGTCTATATTTCAAAATATACCTGCTCATGTATGGTCTAATTTTGATGGTGATACTTACTTTGGCACAACAGGTGGCAAGGTTTATAAGGTCGGTGGCACAGCAGATTTAACGACAGCGATTACGGCTGATATGAGTTTTGCTTATAATTATTTTGGTGACAGAGGATCGTTAAAAAGGTTTTCGTCAGTAGCACCTATGCTTGAAGCATTAGGAGATATTAACTTTGATTTTGGTGTAGCTGTAGATCAAGCAGCCCCATCTGGACTTAACTTAGCTAGTGGTTCTTTTACAAGTGAATTAGCATCGTGGGATGTTAGCGAATGGGATGAGGATTTCTGGGCTGATACAACAGGTGCAGGTATAATCCAAAAACGTAAAGTTGTCGGAAGATTAGGAAGATCAGCATCACTTAGAATCAAGGTTGAATCATCAACACAAATAATAAGTATTTTATCAAGTAATTTTCAATTTATACCAGGAGGGCCTGTTTAATGGCATATAATAGTAGTGGTACATTCTCAAGACTGTTTGATTGGACAGATGATAGAGATAATGGCATCAAGATTAGAGCCGATAGATTTGACCAGGAACTAGATGGTTTTGCCACAGGATTAACAACATCCTTACTTAAAGATGGTACACAAACAGCCACAGCTAAAATACCATTTGCAGTAGGCTTATCGGTTATAGATAACCAAACTGTATTATTAGGCACAAACTCTGACATAGCTATTCAGTATGATGAAAGCACAAATGATAGTTTAGAGATAGCTGCTAATGTGGAAGGTGCTGCATTAGGAATAGTGCTAAAAGCAGATCAAGGCGATGATAATGCAGACCAACATAAACTAACTATTGCTGATGGTGGTACACTTACGTTAGGCAGTAAGATTAGTGGATCGTTTGTAACCTATCTAACTCATACACCTAATGCGACTGTGGCAAGTAGCACACTAGCCGTTGCAGGTAATTTAACAGTTGGTGGTAACTTAACATTAGGATCAGGTGCAGAATTATCAGAAGCCGAACTAGAAATGCTAGATGGCATTACGGCAGGTACAGTTGCAGCAAGTAAAGCCGTTGTTGTCGATTCTGATAAGGATATATCATCATTTAGAAATATTACACTAACAGGTGAACTTGATGCAGGGTCATTAGATATAAGTGGTAATGCAGATATAGACGGCACATTAGAAGCCGATGCTATGACCTTAAATGGTACTGCGATAACAACAGTTGCAACATTGTCAACTGGTATTTCAAATGGTAACTTGCCTGTATTTACAACTGGTGTTGCCGATGATGACTTTCTAAGAGTTAATGGTACAGCAATAGAAGGTCGAAGTGCTAGTGAGGTGTTAAGTGACATTGGTGGACAGGCATCATTAACATTTGGTATATCAAATACCAACGCAGTTAAGGTAGATAGTACATCTGTTGCCGATGACGAATATGCCAGGTTCACAGCTAGTGGTCTTGAAAGCAGAAGTACAAGTGAGGTTTTGTCTGACATTGGTGGACAAGCTAGTTTGACTTTTGGAATATCTAACACAAATGCAGTTAAAATTGATAGTGCAAGTGTCGCTGACGATGAGTATGCAAGATTTACAGCAAATGGTTTAGAGAGCAGAAGCACTAGCGAGGTTGCTAGTGATATAGGTGCAGCAACATTAGACGATGCAACAGCATTAGCAATAGCTTTAGGATAAGGAGAAGAAATGGCAAACACATTTAAGGTAGTATCGCATGATGTTATGCCTGCAAGTGCAGGTACACCAGAAGCGTTATATACAACACCTGGCAGTACAACGACCATTATATTAGGTTTAATAATTGCAAATATCCACACAGCACAGGTTACGGCTAGTGTAAAGTTAGTATCAGATACATCTGGTGGTGGTAGAACAGCGACAAACACAACTACATTTTTAATTAAATCAGCACCGATAGCCGTTGGTCAGTCATTAGAAATATTAGTTGGCAGCAAGGTTGTTTTAGAAACCACAGACGTTATTCAGATAGATTGCTCTGTTGCTGACAAGGTTTCGGTCACAATGAATATTATGGAAATCACATGATAACAACACCAAAATTTCAAGGCACACATTTGTGGGATAGACTGTGTTGGGCTAAAGAAAAGCTAGAGCCTTACCGATCAGAATATTGTGTTGTATGGGAAGATCAGGAAGAACCGGATGCACCTGCAAAGGTAACTCACCCTGATCCTAATTGGATGGCTTGTGCGATGCAAGGTGGGATATTGCCACCTGTTGAAGCCTATTGGGAACTAAAGAAAGATGAGAATACACCTGGCTTTACAAAGCACACTAGAGGTTATTTGTTACACAACACTAAACCAATAGATGCAATGACAGAAGAACAAGCGATTGAGTATTTAATTATGAAAGACCTACCTATGCACGTTTGGCAAGATTGGGATAAAGCAAACAAACCACGATTGGTTATATGCACAAAATCACAACTGCCAAAAACTAGAACCTGGCGAAACTCATGGAAAATATCAGAAGAATTAACAATAACAAAACAAGAGGTGGCTTAAATGACAACTAACATTATTGATAAAGATGGTAATAGTATTGATGCTTCAACTGCTACAGTACCATCTGACAGACACTTTAGAAATGCCTGGTCATTATCTGGCACGACTATTACTGAAGATTTAACAGCAGCTAAAGTTATATTTAAAGATAAAATTCGTGAGGTAAGAACACCATTACTTGCAGAAGAAGATGTTGTTTATATGAAAGCATTGGAAGCAGGTGATAGTTCAGCACAATCAGCAAGTGTTACAAAGAAAAACGCATTAAGAGATGCACCTGCTAATTCAGCAATAGCTAATGCTTCAAGTATATCTGCTTTGAAATCGGCTTGGGATACAAGTGTATTAGGTGATAGTCCTTACGCATAGGAGTTTAAAATGCAAAATCATATTGGTAAGAAAGCTGAAACAACAAGTTACGAAGCTATAATTCAGCAACATGAAAACACAATTAGTGGGTCATTAACTGTTGATGCAAGTAACAATGCTTTGAGTTGTGGGCCTGTAACTATTGATGCAAATAGCACAGTAACTATTACTGGGAATTGGACAATCGTATGAGTAGCGAATTAATAGTAGATGAATTAACTGGTAGGGCTTCAGCAGGAAGTATAGCAGTTACGGCAGAAGGTGGAACAGTCACAACTAACTTACAGCAAGGGTTGGCGAAGGCTTGGGTTTTCGGTTCTGATGCTGCTGCCTTAACTAAAAGTTTTAACATAGCTTCTGGTACAGATAATGGAACTGGGGATTACACTTATGCAATTACAAATGACATGGATAGTGCAAACTTTGCTTGTACTGTATCAGGTGCTGGAGGTGGTAGAAGATATGCAGTAAACATGGCAAGGGCAGCAGGAACATTCACACTTAAACTTTTTGATGATAATGAAGCCGCTGCAGATAACCCTAATGCTGGTAAAGTACATGGAGATTTAGCATGAGTACAGTAGTATTAGACACAATCACAGGCAAGTCCACTGCAACATTTTATGGAGACCTTGCATAATGGCTAGTGTATTAAAAGTTAACACCCTTACTGGTGTAACCACAGCAGGATCAATCGCTGTTACTGGCGAGGGAAATTCAACAACAACTAACTTACAACAAGGGTTGGCAAAGGCTTGGGTTTTTAGTGCGGCTGATGCTGCATTAACAAATTCACTTAATTTAGCAAGTGGAACAGATAACGGAACGGGTAATTACACATACACATATACTTCTAATTTAGCTGATGGAAATTGTGCTGCTGCAGCTTCTGCAACTGATAATACAGATTTAAATGTAACAGTCTATAGTACAACAGCTACAGTATTTACAGCAGAGGTTTTTAATCAAGCTGGAAACGAACACGATAGTCGAAGTCGTACAATAATTTGTGGAGACCTCGCATAATGGCTAGTATAGGAGACTTAGCATGAGTACATTAAACGTAGATGCACTAGTTGGTGTTAGTTCTGCTAATGCTATAACAGTAAGAGGTGAGGGTTCAGCTACTACTAGTTTACAGCAAGGGTTGGCAAAGGCATGGGTAAATTTTAATGGAACTGGAACTCCAGCAATACAAGATTCACTCAACGTAAGTGGTATTACAGACCATACTACTGGCGATTATACGTTGTTAATTGGGAACGATATGGCTAATGCTTCTTATTCTTATCAAGGAACATCATCTAATTGGGAAACTGCTAGTAATGCTGATTCTTATATAGGTGTGTCTGGAACTCATGGGGGTCAAGCAACTACTGGACAAAGAATAGTAACTTATAGAGAAAGATATGACAGCGCTACACCTCAATTCAAAGACCCATTGACAGTTAACTTAACAGTACATGGAGACCTCGCATAATGGCAAAACCTAGTGTGCAATCGGTAAAGGCTGAATTAGATACTCTAGCAGCACTTAGCCAGGAACGATTTATAGAGTTACTTAACAGGGTCAAAAGACTTGAAACAGTTTTAATTGGATCAGCAGGTACAACAATAGTTTTGCTTATCAGCATTATACTAAAAACATAATTACATAAAAGAGAAATATAGATGGTTGTTGCAGAGATTCTGACAGGGATTGCTCTTGTTTCCAAATCTGTAGAATTTATTAAAAAAAATATCTCAACAGCAAATGATATAAAGGACATAGCTAAACAAATAGACGGCTTTTTTACTGGTGCTGACCAAATGAATAAAAGCAAAGGCAAAGGTATGTCGATTGCTGAACAGTTTGGTTCTGTGGAAAATAGTGCAAATGACTTTATAAATATGAAGTTGTTAGAAGAACAAAGAGCCGAGTTAAAAAATATAATTAATCTACGTTTTGGGCCGACTGCTTGGGATGAGATAATTGCAGAAAGAGCCAATAGAATATCAGAAGCAAAAGAAGCTAGTCGGTTGGAAAGAGTAGAAGCCAGACAAAGACAAAAAGAGTTTCTTGATACGCTGCAAACTGTAGGAATTATATTCTGTGTAATAGCCGTAGTTATTATTAGTTTTGTAATTACATTCAAAGCCTTTGCCGATGGTTATAAATACAAAAGCAAACAATTAACCAGGCAACAAAAGATTAATCAAGGGTTAATAAAAGAGCCTAAGTTAGTCACTTGCAGATTAAAGAAACAGAAAGTTTACAAAGGTAAAGTGGCTTGTATTTATCAGGGTGCTAACA